GCTTCTTCTAGGTCTAATATCTCCATACAGAGCTGAAGCTGTGGCATATAATGCACGGGAACCTCGCCGGGAATGATGGCTCTTTGAGGAGGGCACTTAATCTCGACCAATTTTCCCGATTCCGATACTCCATCGGGACTACCACCAAGCCACTTGTGAATAGGGTGTGGGCACAAGCCTATTTCGTGAACAACTTCACCGTGTCGTTGCTCGTACAATATACGTGCTTCATCTTCGTATAACTCACCGTGACGTGTAGCTGCATTCCCTGTAAACTTTTCTCCCAATCCACATTTTTTCAAGAGTAGGCCATCAGGGGTTTCGTATGGATTCTTGCCTATAGCGGTAGCTGCATCACTTGCCGTGAGCATTTTTCCTCTTAGACTTAGCCATTCCTCCGACTTCTGTGGGGCGTACTCCCTCTCGAGTAATATCTTCACGTTCGGGTGCATTGGTTAATTTACCCTCCAAATGTTTAAGCACCGTACGAACGTATTTTTGAGAATACACGTCCCGTTTTTGCTTTTTATCGTTCTTTGTGACACGTTTTTTGGGAGTAAAGTCGTCCCCCTTCATTGTTGGATGTATCCGTTGTTTTGATAACCTGACTTAGGTGGATAAAAGAATGCCCGAGCTGCATTTTGTTCCGCTTGCTTTTTGTTTTTTGCGAATCCATATCCCATACATATCCCATCCACAAATACATTAATATAGAAAATTCCATTTTCGTGTGCGGTTATTGAATATACGGGGAGACTAAGGCTATTCGATTGGCAGTATCGCATGAGATGATCCTTAAAATTATCATCAACCATGATTGATTGCATATTCACAAACGAGGAGTCGTTGTAGATACGCAATATAAACTCTTTCGCGTGTAATAGACCCATGTCCATGTATATAGCACCGACGAGTGCCTCGAATACATCTTCTAAAATCTTTGGATTGTGGATCCATTGATTTCGCATACCTTTTTCATCCATTCGAATCCATTTATACAACTCGAGTTTGGATGCAATTTCAGCCAGTGTTTCTCCACGTACAAGCTTCGTTCGGGCTTTTGTTAGAAATCCCTCTTGGCGATTTTCATATTTATCATATAAAAATTTAGTAATTACGAACCCTAAAACAGAATCACCAATAAACTCGAGCGTTTCAAACGACCCGTTTAACGTTTCATCCTCTTTTAGAGCACTTTTATGGGTAAAGGCTTTTTGGTACAAATCTATGTTCGATATTTTTGTACCAACAAGGTTCTCGACAGATGCCTTGTCGATTGACATTGTTATTATATTATATGGTTTTTATTTTTAAGTATGATTTACGCCTCGACCTTGGTGTAATGAGGGCTGAGGAACTTCTGAAGGTTAAGGAAAGTAACCTGAACGTCGGCAGGGGGCTTAAGAAGATCACGAAGCTTCTGGTCGAGAACGAGAATACGACCGTTATCGGGGTGCTTGAGACCGTTGGCCTTGACGTACTCGTTAATAGACTTGGTTACAGTGCTGCGAGAGACGAGCTGACCCTCGGGAAGGCCCAGGAAAATACGGAGCTCCTCGGAAATCTTTTGTTCACGGTTGAAACCGTTGTTCTTGGCGCGCTTGGCAGACTTCTCTCCGTTGGGATCGTCGAGCTTAGCCTTGATCTTTCTGACAATCTTAGTGAGCGACTTAAGTTCATTACGAAGAGCGGTAATCTCGGCAAGGCATTCGTTACGGTTGCACGCGGTTTCAGTAGACATTATACATTACATAAGCAGTTCGTCTTTAAGTGTGTTGATATCATCAGCAGATGATCTATTCGTGTATAAAAAATGTTGATCTATATTAATGGACATCAAATTATATTCTAAACAGGTGATCGACCAGTTCAGACATGAAAATTTACTTTTCAGGGATGCCAAACTGAAAAAGTATTTCGAACGTAACGCCGCGAGGGATTTGGGAAAGTTTAGAAGTCGCCTGCATAGCACTCACTCGAAGAAATCACTGGAAAAATTTGTATACGTATTCGTCACCGATGCATGTAGAGATATCATACTCAATACTATAGGTGAAATTAGTGAGTATATGAAAAACATGGGCGATTTAGTGGTCAGTGGTGGAGAAGCGTTTAATATGTATATGCCGTATAATGAACGCATCGTGACGAGTGATATAGATGCTAAGTTCGTTCCGCGTATTCACTATGATGCAAAGTATTTTGGTAAATTACAGGCCATAAAACTCATACTATGGGATAAGCTTGGTAAAATTGCACAAAAGTTAAACGCGCGTATCAAGACACGTATTATGTCCATGGATAAGAAACTCATTAAATACTTGGGCTTGGGATTCAAACAAAGTGGTCCATTCGTGACGAGACGATACACTCTCATCAAAAAGAAAAAGACCCGCGCCAATAACAAGGCGGGTGTGGGTGATATATTCATAGATGTCGAATTATTTGCCCTCGACCTGAATATTCGTTTCTTCTCCCCCGAAAATAATAAGATTGAAAACGTCACGTTAGGGGGATTACTCGATATACCTTTCATGAGACCCCGTGAGTTTGGATACGACGTGGTCCGTACTTTGAAAAAAGGTGTGACGTACAGGAACGTCAATACAAACAAGATGATAGTAAACAAAAAGGTATACGTCGCTAGTAAAGAGTTTTTGATAGATGATATCTACCTCATGCACACCTTAAAACTTCGTCCAGAGAAGAAAGAAAAAGATAGACAACGACTTATACGATTGGCGAGATTATTTGACAAGAAAATCAAACTCACGGATAGCATAGATTCCGTGGTTAGGCGTATACGACCAAAACTCAAGAGAACATACGTGACAAAGCAAGCACCCAGGCGTAAGAACGTATCTATTCAGAAGGCGATGAAGGTAAATCCATACAAGTACAAAAAGTTCACGACAGAGCCGTCAAAGGAGCGCCTTTCTAAGAAAATGGTACATGGATTAAACCCCGTATCCAGAAAAACCGTGATAGAAGGATATGAGCGTTCAAATGGGAATCAGCGTTTCAATCTCAAAAATCTCAAGTGGAAGCGTGAGAACAACAACGCATACGTCAGGAACGAATTCGCACTCCGACCTATAAACGCACAACCCATTCCTAAAAACTTAAACGTTCAGAATACGTTATACGGATTTAGGCCTAGAAGAGATGGTTGGGTTCCAAAACCTCTTCTCGAACGTTCAGCTGCTATACCTTTCATAGGTTTAAAGAAATGATACGTATATGTTACATAATGATTTACGATACCGTCTCCAAGGGGGAAGATGGCCTTTACCATGTCCGCGCATTCACAGACGAGCGTAAGCGTAAGTTTGTTCAACTCAATGACGTCAAGATCGTAGAGAAGACCGCCGACGATCTAAGCTTTGAACCTGCCGACTTTACGAAAATTGATGAGCTTCACGAGGTTAACATTCAGAATGCTATCGAGAATTGTGAGGCCTGGTTTGGTCGAAAGCTCGCTGACAAGACTATCAAGTCTGCTTACATCAGGGACGACACTATCTCAGCAGAGCGTATTTCTAACAGTAAGGTTTTTTCCGCCGATAAGGAGCTTGTCGATTTTGAAGAGATTCAACCAGACGCCACGTGCTCCCTTGTCCTCGAATTTTCTGGACTTTGGTTTGCCAAGAAAGCGTTCGGTCCAGCCTGGAATGTTGTTCAAGTCAGGCTCGCCAAGCCCGATGAACCTGATCAGGAGACTTTCGATGAAACTTATCCCGATGAATATATGTTCGAGGATGATCAATAAAAAAAATTTGTTAACAGTATATAAAAGATGTCTCTTACTAAACGCTTGAACAGGGTTCCCTACGGTCGCGTCTTATTTGCTTTCGTCGTCGGCGTTATTATCATCGTCCTCCTCAAGAGGACTGGTAAGACTTCCACATACTCCGTCAAGGAGAGGTCTTACGCCCCCATCACCAGCGCCAGCACTGGTGATGCCCCAGGCCCCCAGCCCATGGCTGCCGATTCGTGTGAGATGCGCGCGGGTACCGGTCTCGCTTCCTCGCTTCTTCCTCGCGAGGTGGCCTCTCAGGAGGAGTTCGGTGAGTTCGCACCCGAGGATATCCTCGCTGGCCAGAGCTTCCTCGAGCCCCGTAATCAGATCGGTATTCCCGAGACCACTGGCGGTGCCCTTCGCAACGCTAATCAGTCCCTTCGTGCCGAGCCCCCTAATCCCAAGGAGCCGTTCACGTGGAATAACTCTACTATTTCCCCCGACACCATGCAGCGCGCCTTAATCTAAAACAACTTAAAGGTAATTAGTCTTTATTTAGTATATGTCTAACATTCAAGCCGACGATCTCACGAACAGCGTCTCTAAACTGGTTGAACTTAATCAGCAGATTAAAGAAGCAAGATCCGATATTAAAGTCCTTTCCCAAGCAGAAAAGGCACTTAAGTTACACATCAAAAAATTGATGGTAGATAACGGCCTCGACGTCATCAATACCAAAACTGGTAAAATCACGGTCAAGAAAAGCATTCGAAAAGTTGGTCTTAATAAAGACACCATCAGGGAAGGACTTAACGTATTCTTCGACGGAAACGATCAGCAGGCGGAAACTGCCTTAAAGGTAATCGTCGAGAGTTTACCAACAAAAGAAACATCAACTATCTCCGTAACTGGACTCAAAAAGACGACTTCTGAATAATGGTTTGGAATCAATACGTCTACGAGGCGACTACAGGAAACGACCCCGAATATGAAAGCGATAATGAAAATTGTGATAGCGACTATGAACATACGATAGAAGATTGGGAACTTGAATACTCAGAAGAACTTCATCATATGTGGAATACCATGAATACCTTACTCTATGATGCACATATTCAACATTCAGGCAAGTTCTGCGATTTTGTTGAATTTTGCTATCTTGAACATGATACGATTGGAAGAACTACCTGGGAATACCAGGAGCAAACGATATGGTATGAAGAACGCCTTATTCATGTGTGGAAGAACCTGGTCAGGATTATTCGAGAGAATGGTATTCGTGAACAAATGATGAAAGGTGTATCATTTGACCATTTCCTGTCGTTCACGAAAAATATTATGTGTATATATTAAATGCTTCCCCTACTTACCTCCCAGAAGGTAGCCATCCCCTCTGTTCTTTTTCTTGCGCTCAGCCCCGGTATGCTTCTTAAGACCAACGGCATGAAGCTCTCGTTCAAGAACGTCAGCACTGACAAGATGTCTGTGCTTTTCCATGGTCTCGTGTTCTTCCTGGCGTACTCGCTCATCGCTAAGTCCATGGGCCTCGTTCTTACCCAGAACGACCTCCTCGTGACCACCGCGCTCTTCATGGCTCTCAGCCCGGGTATGCTTCTTACCATCCCTCCCGGTAAGTTCATGTCTGGAAAGACTTCCCAGACCGCGATCCTGGTTCACACAATCGTTTTCGCGGTTGCGTTCGCTCTTTTACGAAAGCAATTTCCTAAGTTCTATTAAGTGATGCGATATGGAATATCTTGTGATAGGCCCAGCGTCTATGGGTCTTTTTGCTTTCATGGGCCGGTTAAAAAAATATGAAAATGAATTAAAAAATATAAAAGAAATCTCCGGTGCATCAGCTGGCGCTTTAATAGGCACGTTTTTAGCCATGGAAGTATCCTTAGATGATGCATTTGAAAAGTTATTGAAATTGGATATCGAGGGACTTGCAAAGTACAAATTACGATCACTGTTAAAAAATTATGGACTCATAGATGTCGAGGCTGTTCGCAATGCTATAGAAGAGATGTACGGATGCAATCCCACGTTTTCAGACTTGAGTAAAAAGTTATACATAGCGGCGTTTAATCTAAACAGGGGGAGAACTGAATATTTCTCTGTAGATTCACACCCCGATATGTACGTGATAGATGCTATATGCATGAGTATATCTATACCCTTCATAGCCACAACTAAATCATATAAGGGAAGTATGTATTTAGATGGAGGGACGAAAGATATCATGCCGTTAGAACCCTTTTTTAATAAACCACATCATAAGATTATATCGTTTATTTTACACAACGAGCCACGTTATATAGAAAAGATAACGACGTTCACAGAGTATATAGGCGCATTTATGAATCGTGTAATCGATTTTAGGATCAATACCTATGATCCAACTAAATACAAAACTATACACGTGAACACGAGTGATTTCAATATCTTTAAATTCAATATGTCTTATGATGATAAATTGCGTATGTTTTTACACGGGTTTAACCAGTAATCCCACCTGTTATATTATTTTATGTGATTATAACAAGATGGACGTTTGTGATCCTGATGCGAAAACCAAGAATATCAGGAAGCTAATAAAGCTTCACACAGGGCACGCGGTCAACGTCTCCCGTGAGCGGATGTGTGATATTACTCGAGAGGCTAAGAAGGGGAATTTGCCCATGCCTCCTCTCGTGCTTACGAGAGATAAGCGTTTTCTTTTGGATTCTAAGTCACCGCTTACCCAAAAGGATTATGAAACGCTTTATAAATCCAACACAACTTCCGCAGACGTGAAAAGACTCGCCAAGAAGGTTGGACTCGTGAATACCGACAAAACTATAGCCGATTTAAAGGATGCTATTGGTCGAAGATTAGCGAGTACGAGTGTGCGCGAACCTATACTCTTACCGGGGTCTAGAGCAGTCTCTGCACCGAAATCTGAAAACTTTTTCGCCAATGAGAATCGGAACACTGTTCAAAACGAGAATCGTAATAACGAGAATCGTAATAACGAGAATCAGAACCGTGCTAATATTAATAGTGCAAGGCGAAATAATGGCGACAGACCCAATGGTAACGTTGTGAAACCTAATGGAAATCGTCCCAAGTCTGTGAAAAATACCATACGGAATAGACACAGGGACCGTATCAAAGATTTCGGCGAAAACCGGCGCGAACCTAATCGCCGCGAACCTAATCGCCGCGAACCCAATGGAAAGAAACCCGGATTTTTTGGTCGGATTTTTGGGGGTAACAAGAACACGTCCAAGAACAAACTTAACACAGAGATGAAGTTGGCGCAGATGAAACGTAATACACAAAGACAGGTTTCACATCAGAGAGCGGTGCAGTCTCGATTACGTTTGAGGGAAGCTAAGTTAGCGAAAAATGCCATTTCCGAAGCTGAGCGCGCAAAGCGCCAGGCTATAAACGACGTGACTAGAATGCAAAACAATAAACACCTGTTAGAGGTTGAGTTGAA